GACCTCCAAGAGTTCGGAGTGCCCGCTGAAGTAACGCACGGCGTCCTTCTCGCCAGAGGCGTGTATAAGTGGCTTGCCGTTCGGCGGAAGCTTATCAAGCTGAAGAACGTTTGGAAGGGTCGTATCCGCGAGACCCTTGTGGGCATGGCTTCCGCTAAAGCGGAGAAGAAGCAATACCAAATAACGTACCTTCGAGGTTATCTTCGTGCTTACGAGGAGTGCCGGGGCGAGGTTCGAGCGTTATGCCATTCTCCAAGATGGCAGGCTCCGGACTTTGACAAGGGCGCGAGGAAGTTTTTGGAGGACAAGTGTCCGACGTTCGAGTAATAAAAAATCATCTGGTCTTCCGTTCCGGGAGCGTCGGCCAGCTCCGCGCGGTCTTCCCCCTCCTCAAGGAGGCCACCATAGGCGGCGAGCGATTTGCCGCCGTCCCCCACACTCTTGAGAGCGCGAAGATCCTGAATAACCTCGGGATCGCGGCGCCGAGTCCGATACGGACGGCTTACTCCTGGCCGGGGCGGTACGCACCAAGATGGTATCAGATCGATACCTCCGAGTTTTTCACTCTCAATATGAGGTGTTATTGCCTTTCAGCCATGCGAACGGGAAAAACGCTCAGCGCACTCTGGGCCGCAGACTACCTCCGGCAAGTAGGAAAAGTGAAACGGACATTGATCGTCGCCCCCCTCTCAACCCTCTGGGATGTCTGGCAGACAAACATCTTCGAGTCGTTCCCGCTCAGAACCTTCGCGGTGCTGCATGGTGACAGGAAGAAACGGCTTGCACTACTGGCGCAGCCCTACGATTTTTATATTGTGAACCACCATGGGGTGAGGCTTCTTGAGCAGGAGCTGAGGGTAAGGCCAGACATCAACCTTGTCATTATCGACGAAGTCGCCACAATGAGGAACAGCAGGGCGAAGACCCTCTGGAAGCCCTTAAACGCAGTGTTGAACCAACATGGAATTGTTCGAGCAGCGTGGGGCCTCACAGGCTCACCGACGCCGACCGGGCCGACCGACGCTTTCGGCCAAAGTAAGCTCATTACCCCAGAGAAGCTGAAGGGGCATTTCACCGCCTGGAAACAGGAGACGATGCTCCAAGTCTCTCAGTTCAAGTGGGTGCCAAAGAAGGACTCGGCCAAAAGTGTAGCCAGGATACTTTCCCCATCGATCAGGTTCGAGCGAACAGTTTGCACCGACATGGAGCCATGTTACATTGAGCGACGAGCGCAGCTCTCCGAGGAGCAGCACAAGGCGTATCGGCAGATCGTCAATCAGGCATCGACCGACATACGCGGGTCGATGGTGACAGTAGTTAACGCTGCGAATTTACTCAGTAAAATAATACAAATCAGCGCCGGCGTTGCCTATGCAGCCGATGGATCACTTGCTCGACTTGACTTTGGCCCAAGGCTCTCAGTCCTCGAAGAGCTGATTGAGGAGAACAACGAGAAGGTACTGGTCTTCGTCCCGTTTACCGGCGTCCTGGAGGCGTTAGCCTCCGAGCTTAGGAAGCGTTGGTCAGTATCCGTCATCAACGGCGACGTTTCTCCAGCTCGACGGACGCAGATTTTCAGAGATTTCAGGTCCCTGAAGGACCCCTGGATACTCCTCTGCCACCCGGACTGCATGGCCCATGGTCTGGACTTGACAACAGCATCCCTCTCCATCTGGTACGCACCGTATCTGAAATCGGAGAAGTACCAACAAGCGAACGCTCGGACCGATGGGAGCAAGCAGACAGCGAAGATCGACATCGCTCGGATTTACGCGACTCCTGAGGAGAAGAGGGCTTACGCCGTCCTTGAGGGTAACGGACGGTATCAGGATATTGTCTTGGAACTTTCCAAGGAAAGGAGTTGGTAATGAAGTATTTCGGGGGAAAGCAGCGAGTGGCTAAGGACCTAGTGCATGTTATTAGCACGTATAGAAAGCCGGGGCAGTTATTCTTCGAACCGTTCTTAGGGGGGGCTAACATCATTACAAAATTATCTGGAAGAAGATGTGCGGCTGACGCCAACAAAGACTTGATCACGATGTATGAGGCGCTGCAGGCCGGGTGGGTACCGCCCGTGGCCGTGAGCAGATCTGAATATGACGCCGCTAAGGACTTGCCGGAGGGCACGTCACCGCTGAAAGCGTTTGTGGGGTTTGGGTGCTCATTCGCTGGGAAGTGGTTCGGAGGCTATGCAAAGTCAGGAAGCAGGAACTATGCACTCAACGCAAAGAACAGTTTAGAAAAGAAGAGGGCAGGGCTCGCCGGAGTCAAGCTGTTCGCTAGAAAGTACGAAGAGTTTCACCCTAAGAATGCTATTATATACTGTGACCCGCCATATGCAGGCACTACCCAGTATGGGGCGGTCGGTGATTTCAATAGTGATGTCTTCTGGGTGATTATGCGGGAATGGTCGCAAGCCAATACAGTGTTGGTGTCTGAGTATGTCGCCCCGAGTTATTGCGATGTAGTGTGGGAGAAGGAAGTGGTGACAGACATCAGAGGCGGCGACGGAAGGCTTGCTCGAACGGAGAAGCTGTTTTTAGTGCGCCCTTTCGGTAGTTGACTTACAAAAACCTCTTGACTATCTCTGTCAATCAGGTTACAATTAAGAAAACGAGGAAGTAAAAATTTATTGCTCCGCACTCGGTGAAAGCATAGTGCTTTTGACTTGCTACTCGGGAGGGGCCGGTAGCGCCGGGTGCGGAGTTTGAGGAGGACGAGATGAAAAAAGCATTACAAGACGCGATACGCGAGGCAGTAAAGCCTCCATTCCGAGCAGTCGATGCTCGTGTCGAGCCCGACTTATTGGCGCCGGGCGCCAAGATCCGATGGAAGGATGAAGCGTTCGACTGTGTCCGCAACGCGGAGGTCGTGGAGCGGCACGAGAACGAATGGTCGTATTGGGTGACTGAGGGGCGCGGTAAGTTCCTCATAAATGAGGTTCATATTGTCGCCTTCCTTGAAGGCGAAGCGAAGGAGGATGACATAGGAAATAACAGGAGGGAAAACGCGCCAAGGGCGGAGCCTCTGCCGGCTCCGCCTCCTGCAAAGAAAGCAGTAACTGCCGACGCAGTAATTGCGGCGTACATCAAGACGCGGGACGCCATTGAGGCGGAGAAGAAGATTTACGACGAAAAGGTCGAGAAGCTGAAAGCCGTACAGGCGAAGCGTGAGCAGTGGCTGACATCCAAACTTGACAAGCTGCAGTTGACCAGCTTCAAGAAAACTGGGGTAGGCATCGCGTTCTTCAAAACGCGAACGTCGGCAACGATGGCTGATGCAACAGAGTTTGTCAAATGGGTAAGGGAGGACTGGGACGGGAGGAACCACTTTTTGGAAAAACGAGTGTCGAAGACAGCGGTTGATGACCGCATCAAGGACGGCGAGACGCCGCCTCCGGGGACGAACTACTCCTCTACGAGGGTAGTACAAATTAACAAGGGATGAGGAGGAAACAAGGATGGAAAAACTTTTGAAGAACGTTACCGGGTTGTTCAACGATTTTCGTATCGACGCACAGCAACGTGCCCTGAAGGGCAACAAGGCAGCAGGCGCCAGATCGCGCAAGACCAGCTTGGACATCGAAAAACTATTAAAAGAATGGCGGAAGCTTTCCGTTAAGGAGGAAGTAAGATGAACGAACTTATGAAAAAATTATTGGCCGCAGCCGAACTCTTTAATACTAAGCATGTATTCGTACCAGGACAGATCGTAGAGTGGAAACCTGCGATGAAACATAAGCGTGCAGCAGGTCCATTTGTAGTTGTTGCCACTATCAACCCCCCGGTGTTTGACCAAGACGATAACTGCGGAACACCATATTTTCGCGAGCTGCTTGATGTTATCCTCGGATCTCTCGATAGCGATGGAAATTTTCTTACGTACCACTTCGACTCTCGCAGGTTCCAGCCAGTGGCAGAATAGCAAGACTACGCTTTCAAAATAAAGGAGAAAAACAAATGAGTGAGAACACGCTAATGATACCCAGTAAAGCCGAAATTCCGGCCTACATTCTCAACCCCGAGCTTGCCCGTCAAGCGAATGAGGACGCCGCTGCAGGCATCGGTACTGGCTACCCGGCGAGAATCAAGCTGATGGGCACGAAGTTTGCTATGGTCGACGGTAACGGCGAGGAGAAACCCTACCCCCCAAGCAAAATGATTATCGGCCCGGACGAGAACCAGTATATGCCGGTCGTCGTCCTGCGGGCGAAGAAGGCGCTGCAGAAGACATGGTACCTGAAGAAGTACGACCCGAACGCCGACGCATTCCAGGCCCCGGACTGTTTCAGCAACGACGGAGAGAGACCCGACCCGGCTTCACCGTCCAAGCAATGCGAGACCTGCGCGGCATGTCCGCACAACGCCTTCGGCTCAGGGACCGATCAGAACGGCAACGCGACCAAAGGTAAGGCGTGTTCCGACAGCAAGATCCTTGCAGTATTCGTGCCGAACTTCGGGGTCCACTCGTTCAAGCTGCCCCCCGCATCGCTGAAGAACTTCGGTTTGTACGTGAAGCAGTTGTCGGTCAACGGCATACCGCTGGGAACGGTCAAGACCTTGGTTGGCTTCGATCTCGCTCAGACTTACCCTGTTCTGGTCTTCAAGTTCGGCGGGTTCCTCAAGCAGGATCATATGGCGCAACTCGAAGAGATGGCGCTATCGCCTGA